TCACTATCGCCTCCAGGGGCAGTCGACTTAATTACTCATTCTCCTGGTATTGGATCTGCGGTTCTCTTTTCACTATCGCCTCCAGGGGCGATCGCCTTAATTACCCATTCTCCTAGTATTGGATCTGCGGTTCTGTCGACGCTTCCCAAGTCGGTCAGTTTAATTATTCATTCTCCTGAAATTGAAGCGGCCGTCATGAACATCTATCATGAGCGGCTCACCGCATTTGGCATTGCAATCGCCCGAGTTTATTTTGGCCGGCCCATTGGTTCTACGCGTGACTTATATGCCGTAGGCATTGCTGCAGGCAGCCCTGCGTTTGATGTACCACTGGCGCAACCCGGTGACCCTATTACCCCCGGCATACTCGTTACGGCCGGTGAGGATGTGCTTTACAGGGCGGCCAGTGGCCTTGAAAAGGCCATGGCGAGCACTGACGCTTACCGGCTCACAGCTACCTACGCTGAGCTAGTGCGTGACCAGTGGGACCCCTACGCGATACGTTACAGTAATCTACCGTATCTTGCATGGGCCATGGGCGTTAATCTGTGGGAAAATGATTGGGATGAAACGTTCCGTCGTTGGTGGGTGGCTAATCAATGGGAGTTGAAGTCACAGCGCGGTAGTTTGCTGGGCATTAAGCGTTTTGTTCAAGCAGTTGGTTGTGAAGTTGTACATGCAATTGTGCCTCCGGCTAAATGTTATCCGGTTCACAGCTATACCGCCGCAGATCGCGCTGCGTATGTTGCTAGATTCCCGCAGCTAAGGCTCTATCCGTATGTTGCAAGGGCACAGCTGCCGTGGTTGTGCTTCTGCTCAAACTTTGAAGTCGGCATCCCCGGTATTGATGAGAAGCGCGTTTTCAATAAAAACGGCTGCTTCTTAGGGCCGCAACTAAAGCTTTACCCGACTAGTGGAAATGCTGGTGGGCGTTACACACGGACGGCTGTTTATTGGGATAGAGGTATTGAGACGTCATTAACATTCCGTACTGTTGTTGATGAAACTAGCCGGTATGGCGCTACAATATTTGATGAAGTGACTGTGCCAGCGCGGCATAACAATCACTATTACATTGATCAGCGTGGAAAGTGGCCATTACCGAGAGGCCATGTACGATCACAAAATGTGCATGGTATCTTCTTAGGCGCGTTAGATGATACTGCGGCTCGCATTATCCGGGTGCCACGCGATGGGACATTAGAGTTGATACAGGCCAAGGCGCAGTATCAAACTATTACCGTCAATGGGTCATTAGTTAATGCGTACCCTGATCATGTTGCAGAGACCCATCTATCGTCTAATCGTAAATTATACGGTGGAACAAGATTAATCAAGCAGTTTTTGGCTAATAAATATTTGCCACCATCGGATGCGTGGGAGTTTATGTATGAGCTTTGGTACATATGGGATCCGTCACGTGCACCGGATTATCGTAAGGCTGGTGTCTATGTTGGCAAGGCACGGCTCGGCATTCAACGTTATACAGCAGAATTGAAGATTGCTGCTTATGGTCAGTGGCATCCATGGTTCGTGTATGGCAATGGTTATCTCAGTGGGCATTTACGACCTGCTGATACACGAGTTACCGATAAATTGCGTCGCGCTGTTACAGCGGCGATGGCTATGCGTGATACTGTCAGAATAGACACTCGAGTCAAACGCGTCATTTCCACTAATGACAGTCTGCCCTGTGACGGAAACTTCCGTGTGGGTGAATATATCAATGCTTAAAGGAGAGCCGTAATGGGCGAGCAGAGTGTTATTTTTCGCGACAATCAAGAACTCCAGGCTAATGATCTGAATAATATGCAGGACTGGATTGGTCAGTCCCTTGACCATGTTGTCAAAGATACTATTGAACCATCAATGTCCTATTCCGGCTTCACTATTAGTAAGGTGGCGCCGACACAGATAAATGTTGCACCTGGGCGACTTTATAGCGCTGGTCAGGTATATGCCCGCAATGAAGTTGTTACTCTTGATTTCTATAATTCGCTGCCAGTTACACAAAAGAAACAGATAGCTGTAGTGTGTTGGGGTAGCTCTATAACGCAAGACATCCAACCCCGAGATTTCATAATCGACGCTGACACGGGTCAGTCACAGCCACAGTCAGTGGCTATGACTAATACACGATATTGCAATGTTGACTCTGTGCCGGGTGTTGAGGGGCCATCGCCGCAGTTTCCTACAATTGACGCCACTGATCTTTTAATCGGCTATGTGCTGTGTGATCCTACTGGCGTTGTGAGTTTTCAGCAATCTACTGATAATATAGTTGATAACATACGCGATTTAGCGCAGCGTATGTTGGCTGTAGAAACATTTGAAGCCACTGTGGCCGGTCAAGTAGCAATTTTAACAACGGCTCTGGCTGCTCTAGCAAATCAGCTCAAGAATTATGTGTTGCTTACGGATTATCAGAAACTAGTTACGTTGGTGAATCAGATTTGGGATCTTATACATCAACCATCTGCTTATATCTGGTACGGCACAGATAATTTTCTAGATACGTCGCTATCGCTGACATCTGGTAATGTCGATGGGGCTTATAACGCAGTAGTGGATGAAGGGCTACGTTTTCCAGGTAGTAACAGCGATGCAACTGTAACGTCAACGCTACAGCTGCTTAATCCAACAGATCCTTCTGCGCAGGTAGCAGCAGATGGGTTCACGCTGCCGACCCCGTCAGGCAGTCGCGTCAGGTTGGATTGTACGTTCCCATCGTTCCCGTGGATTGAAGAGCGTATTCTGCAGTACATCTTCCACACGTTTACATTACGTCATCTGCGTCCGGCCCGCATTAGGCATCGCTGTGGCATCCCATGGCTGCCCTGTCCTATGTCCCAAGTGTGGTGGTACCAAGCACAGTTGGATCCGACTTATCGCATATTGTCGTTTTTAACTGAAACATGGGAAGTGGTGCAGTGGGCAGTTATTGCTCAGCATCCAGAAGGCTCAATAGATTGGCCACAGCATAATTTTGAGCGTTGGAAGTATTTTTGGCGGGATAGAGTAACGATCCCATATTGGTCGAAGGTATTTGATAACTTTGACCATTCTGGTAATCATATTTGCCAAACGTTCTTGAATGCGCAAGATGGGTGGCTCTCGTCTGTTACTGTCTACATGCTGAATCAGTTGGCGCAGCCGATGGATTTGTTAATCTCTGGAGTACAGAGTGATGGTACTCCAGACCACCTGCAACAGACCATCAGGCGAATCAGTCTTGATGGCCCCGGTGTGCAGGCTTGTTTCGATGCACCTATACAAGTTGGTGACATTGAACAGGTGGTGTCTATACCACGTCCCGGAATTCTTGGAGTTTTGGGTTTTCGTACAATCCAGAGGGTTAGTATACCGGTTTACGTTTACCCGCTGCGCATAACTTTCCCACCTGTATTCTTGGCGGCTGGTGAACGCTATGGCCTGCATTACTTGACTACGGCGGACCATCGTTTCTGCATTAGCGACCAGTGGGATTTGTTCGCGGTTCACCAGGGACACTATTGGACCTCGATCACGGGTGGTCTGTTGCAAATGTGGGCGAGCACGACTAACCCGAAGTCGCTGCGCTTCAAGCTACATTACTGCACATGGGGTCAGTGGCAGGGTAATAGCAGTGGTGTCGGCGGCTCCGTGCGCGCAGAAATCCAACTGCAGTCCTTACAGCTAGCAGGTGGCATCAGCGGCATTGACGTTCTCGCGGATGCCATTGAGCCGGCTGCTACTGATTTGAGCTATCAGATTCAGGTTAATGGTGCGTGGCAGAAGTTCGATTATGATCCAAACACACCTGATCTCTCAACTAATCCAGCGTTGCTGCCGTTCAAGATTGTGTTTACTGGCACGACCGATCTCATGCCCGGAGTGTCGCTCACACAGAGTCAGGTGCAGGTGCATGGTGTTAGATCCAACAGCTTCCACCATATCTCAAAAGCGATTATTCTCGGTTCATCGGCTACACATGTCAAGGTCACAGCAAAGCTACTTTCCTTTGTTTCTGCACACCATACTTGTGTGTGTTCAATTCACTTTAGCACAACGCACGCGACCGCTGACGTAGTTGCTGATGTAACGCTGGATGATGGAACGCTCGAGCGCACTTGGACATTTAACCAGAGCATCTCAAGCGGTGGTAGTGGCTTCTATGTAGAGATGGATGGTACATCAGACGGTGTGGGCGATCGCTTCATCGTTGCCCAAGAAATTAGGTATGCAGCACCATAAGAGAGGACATCGACAGATGGCTGACCCGGATTATTACAAAGTGACGGTGAACTCGGTATTTACTTATGCCAATCAGGACTTTCGTCCAGGGGTGACGTACTGGGTGAATAGTGCTGTTTACAATGGCTCACTTACAGACAGCAGTAAGTTTTCTGACCGCTGCGCTACAGCGGTACCGCACTCTGGAGGACAATAATGAGCGGCGATGTAATCGCCTTTAAGGACTTGCAAGTCGCCAGCGCTGGTGAGATATTAGACTTTACGTTCTTCAACAAGCGTTTTTTGGAAGTAACATCAGCGATTAATGGCATCGCTGCTCGACAAGATATTTATGACTCTACCGAAAATACTTTGGTGGCGACTGGGTTATCGCGTGTCAATGACGTGCTTGGTCCACTATTGATACAGCTACAGGCTGCAGCACAGTATGGTTTCTTAGTAGCTAATGCTGTTGGACCCACAGCATCACTCACAGTGGGACTTGATATTCAATTTACAGTTACGTCGCAAGGCAAGTCGGTATTTACGCCGACGCCCTGGGTGTTAGCAACTGATAACCTAGACAGTACCAACTGGGGTTTACTCTCATTAAACGCGTACTCACCGACCACTGGTGTGTTCGCAGGGCACTGTGTTTATGCTACTAAAACACAGGCAAGTACTCAATGGACGTTATCCTGCAACTCTGCCGTGATAACGGCCATGATGAACCTCTTAGCTAGCGCGCAGACAGCAGCTAATACGGCAGTAGCTGCTGAGAGCAGCGTCGTAAATTCAATCGGTGACCTACAAACTTTGATTAATATAGTGAGTGCTGGACCAGTTGCTAGCGTAGCAGGTAAAACTGGAGCCGTTACGCTTGCTACTAGCGACATCATTGGTCTTGATACAGCACTGTTAGGCAAGGCGAGTGTTGCAAGTCTCAGCAGCAAGCAAGATAACAGTGCTCTGTTGACGGCGTTTGCAGCATTAACATTTGCTACTGACAAGTTAGCATATAGCACCGGAAGCGCATCACTTGGTATTACTGGTTTTACAGCTTTAGCACGAGCACTGCTTGCATGCACTGATGCAGCATCTATGCGCGCAGTGTTAGGTCTCGGCACAGCTGCGTTGGCTGCTACGACGGATTTTGCTCCGGCTGCTGTGCCTAGCGGCACAGTAGCTGCTCAATTTGATGATCAAGTATCTATAACCACTTATACATTTGCATCTACAGACAGTGGTAGAATAGTGACATTGTCAAATGTCAACCCGATTACGGCCACACTACCAAATAATCTTCCCAAGGGATGGAACTGTCTTGTCTATCAAGGAAATTTAAGTCAAGTAACATTTGTTGCTGCTAGTGGCGCTACAATGCATAACCGTCTCGGCAACATAAAAACCGCAGGCCAATATGCAGTAGTGAGCATTATGTGTGTTTCAAACGTTGATGGTGGGAGTGCTGTTTATGTTTTGGGTGGGGATACTTCGTCGTGATTATATTACCATCTGCACATGGTTTTCTTGGCTCAGGCATAATACCAATTTCACCGCCAAATTTTATATTGAACGATTTGATTAATCAGCCCCCGGTAACATGGTGCTTGACGCCCCTACAGTCTACAGGCACTAATGGCAGCGGCACTATGCATGTTAGTGGAGGGTCAGCCCCG